TCGGGATGATAACGGGATACTCGATAATCCTGGATCCGTCTTATATGAGATGCCAACGAGAACGGGCCAACGCGATTCGCACAACTGGAGTGGCGGACTTTCGATGCAAATGACCATCCCCTTAGATGGTGGTCTACAAGCACGATGTAAAGCAATGGTTGATGCCAACATCAAGCTGCATCAACAAGTAGTTGCCACAAAAAGACTTGAGTACGAAATTGCAAGACTCAAGAATTGCGGCGAACTAAAGCTCAAAGGCATTGAGTTTCACCCTAAGTCGCCTTATTTTGCTGTCTGCGCTGATGTAGTAATCAGACCCAAGCCAGGGCAAGTCCTACAGCACAAACACGCTATCCCTTCCGCTTTGCCCGTTGAGCTTTCCGGCGCTCCAACACCGATACAGGTGGAGCCTTTCGTCCCAGCATCTTTGACACCTTAGTCATTCCTTTCTTGACGGCAGGCTTGATTAGCTTCAACAAAAATGGCGTAGCTAACCCTGCCGCCACACCAACCGAAGCAGTAAGCGCAACAGTCGTTGCAGCCGGTAATGACGGAACAGCGTTTATCATCTGCTCAGGCAACTTGATTGATTCATATAGGACGACGCATTTACCGTCCTGAATCTCATAGCCCGAAATTCTTTTGTTCCCACCTTGAATAACCGTACCAACCCCCTTGGATCTCAAAGGAGGGCACCTAGGGTCCTCATCAACTGCCGTTCTCAATTTGGGAAGATTCGGCGTGGCTGGCGTTGGAGGTTGTGGTGTCTCAGGACTAGACGTTTTGGGCAACGGAGCGACTGGATCAAAAACTAGATTCTTTGGCCTGTAGTCCATCGAATCAAAGCTAGGCAGATCCACAATTGGAACGCCAATATTCACTGTTACTGGTGGAGCGGTTGGCACCGACGTCGGAGCTGGTCCGTTCCAACTCCGAATGCTGTTGATCCCAATAGTGCGAATCTCAGGCATTGCCCTGCAATCTTGCAATCAAACGATCCAAATACCAACTGGCTTTGCCTGCATCCTGGAGCGCATCACCCTTGTGCCACATACGCAGCAAGTACTTGAGCGTTTGACCCAGCAAGTAGCCACTGACAGCATCATCAGCGTCTTTTACTGAGTCCTCGATAATCTCAATCACTTCGACTCGGCCTTGGTTGTAATGGGACGGAGAGTTGATCAGATCTGACATCAAAAGGGCAACGCAGGACCGGTTTCAGTAGGCAACGCCGGAATCATTTCCTTGACTTGCCCAGGCATCGCACCTGTCACCGCTCCAGAAACTAACTCACCAACAAGAGTCTTGGCTTCATTGATTGCTTGTTGTTTCATCTCAGGGAACTTGCTGACGGCGTAGAAACTCATACCCACTAACGCTCCAGACATTGCAAACGACACGGCTGCAAGCGTGTTAAAAACTTTTTGCATAAAAAATTCCCTAGCAGTGTGAGGCTACTAGGGAACGCATCAGAAATTTAACTCAGAAAGCGTATTTTGCCCCAAGCTTGCCGCCGTAGCTGTTGTCTAGTTCGCCAGTGATACCAGCAAGCTCTGCATAAACAGAAACCTTGTCAGAAGCAGCAACTGAACCGCCGATCTTGCCGGAAAATTCCATTTCGGAATCAAGGCCATCCACTGACACGAAAGCAGGTCCGCCCTGCACGTAGACGCTGTAAGGGCCTTCACTGTGCTCAAAGCCCAGATGCAAGTCAGTCACGTTGCCTGTGTAGTCAGAACCAGCCCAGCCAGCATTGGCTTCAACATTCACATAAGGGCCAGCAACAGCAGCAGACGCTCCAAAAGCAAGAGCAGCCGCAGCGCAAGATAAAGATTTGATCATGAAACTAAGCAAAACCACTCAGAGTTTACTTGCCCTGACCCCTAAGCGGCTTCCTCCTATGGGACGGTTTGGAATGCTTCCCATTGCCCTGACGGGATTTCTTGGGCTTGCCCTTAATAAAATCAACCTCAGATGAGCCGCTTGGTTTAGCCATCAAGGCTCATCGTGTTGAAGTGCTTTTTCATCAACCCTGTGTAAAGACCGTGCATTGGATGATCCTTGTCATCACGGCCTTCGTACTTATACAAGGCTTCAATCCAAGCTTGTTTGTTTCGCATTGCTGGAACGTCTTCCGCTCCAGGCTTGCCAGGGATCATTGGGTCAGGACGGTTCATCTTTACGAGGATTGATTGCAAAAAGGCAGAAGCCCATCAGGTATAGAAACCCGAGACCGGCTAAGGCTGTGATGGCCATGTGATGTTATGCGGGAAGTCGTCGCCGGACGTTATGTCACGCAAAGCTTGACGATAGGTTTTCCATTCCGTCTTCTTGGCTGTGGCAAGTGGGCTGTCAGTCAGCACGGTCCAATCGCAAGCTGCAAGTTTTTGGTCGCGCTCTGTACGAACGTTTGCGCCCTGATCAGCATCCTTTGTGGCGCGGTAAGCCGCTTCGTTATCAGCAGCTGTAGTTACAGCACCTTTGTCGTCTGTAGTGTCAGTAAAAACTGGACCAGCGATAAACTTAGTAAACCACTGTCCCTTTACTTCTTCTACACCACTACGTGTACTAACGCCATAAGGTGCAGTTACCGTAGCTGCCGCACCATTAAGCACAACGTCATAGCCGAAATCATTGATTAACTCAGGGCTAAGAACTTTTGGGAAGCTGGTGTCAGGAAACTCAGCGCGGAACTGAGACTGAGTGATGATGGCGCCACTGGCGCGGTTACGAAGTTCCATGATGACTAGGCGATTGCAAGGAAGATGTAGGTGCCGCCACTCACGTTAAGGCCAGTAGCGCCCGATGAAGTGACGGTAAAGCCAGAACTCAACGGGTCGACGTAATCAGTGTTTGTTACTTGTGCGTCATTCTTATTTAAAAGTAAGTACGGGTCATTACCACTAACAATGCCACGAAGTGAGTCCCAAATATACCAGTTAGTACCACCAGTGCCTTGAATTTCGGTGTCAGTGCGTTTAATTAAAATAAACCTTGCGCCATTAGTGAATCCGCAATCAACGTTAATTGCGTTACCAGTTCCAGAGTAACTACCTACTTTACTGATGCCGGGTAGGGTTGCGAATAGGTAGGCGATCATGCCAACATTGTTGTGATTAGTGTTCGCGTAACTTCCTAAAGAAATTTGAGTTGACGTGAAATCTGAATTGCCCCACATGGTGCCTGCATTGGCATTATAATACTCGTGAGTGTCATTAATCTCCAAGTATTTTGTTCTGCCACCCGACTGGGTGTAAGTAGCCCAACCGTAACTACCGTTTTCTCTATTTTTGACTATCACAAGTTCTGGAACTGCTTCGAGATTATGATCTAATGTTCTCACTGAACCTGTCCCCTTATAAGCAACTACATCCATGAAGCCTGGGGCACGTTTGAACATATAAGAATAGGTAGTTGCGATACTGCCAGTCCCGAAATACCAACCATTTTGATAGTCAAATAGAAAGCTACTATTGCTACTTTCAGCACCATTGTTGTCAAATTCTAAGCGTTTACCACTAGTTAGTCTTGAACCGACCCTCCAACTTTGTGTACTATTGGAGGACTTAAAGAAACCAAAATCTACTGGAAACGATGCATTAAATATTGGTGGAGTGGGTGTTGTGCCACCATAAGTATCTATAGCAAAGACTTCCGTCCCTACTTCGGGCGGCTTATGCGGACGGCGGATTGCCATGTAGATGTAACTTTTACCCCCTTTATTAAAATCTACCGATGGAAGCGAAAAACCTGTAGAGGTTGGGTTAATATAATGACTTGCAAGTTCTGCATAGTTTTGGTTTGGGCGCAAAGAATTTTGATTATCACTTGTTTGGTTCCATCCGCGCATTGAATCAAAAATGTACCAATCGTCAGTTTCGCCAGAAGAAACCTTGATCAATAACCATTGGGGCTCAAAACCTAAATCAATTGACTGACTACCGTTATTGCCGCTATAACTCCCACATTTAATAATGCTTTCATCACCATCCGTGCCAAACGATGCGTCGTCATGAGCAAAGATGTAGGCGACATAATTGTCACCGTTTGCACTGTTGTTAGTTCCTACTGTAAATACTGATGCTGTGGGTGCAGTGTCATTCCAAGGACCAGAGTTAGTACCAGCCGCACTACTTTCATTAAGCTCCAACTTTTTGGTTGGACCAGTGCTTCTATGGTAAACAATCCAATTAGCAGCAGTTGAAAGGTTTTTTACAATAATCATGCCAGGAATACTTCCTAGGCTATGTGAAATGTTTTGTACTGAATTATTTCCCGTATAAGTAACTACATCAAAGAAACCAGGCGCTTTGCGGAATGTCCAGGAGGCGTATTTGTTAGAGCCGCTATTAAATCCACCGTCAGTGCCTACTGTAAAACCGTTACTGTTAAAAGAAGCAATACCAGTTGAGTAAGTAGTCGCTACTCTGGAAAAGTTTGTCTCAAGGACTTTAGTAGTTCCTCTTTCAGTATCTGTGAGATTATGGTTGTCACTGCCATCTCTTTTCTTAACCCAAACTAACCCACCTTCGCCTGCTAAATCAATCCCATTCGTAATCGTCTTTGTACTTCCTGTACCCGTATACAAATACGTACTAAAAACATCATCTACGTAAAGCGGACTTCCACCAGCTGCTGCTCCAGAGGCACCAAGGGCGATACGAGTAGAAAGAGGATCCATTGGTTATCAGGTTGTGTAGTTGGCAAGGGAAGCGCCACGGAATCTCGTGCCACCGTTATCAGTCACAAATAGGAACAGATGCGTCTTGGCGTCAGTCAAAGTGGGTGCGACATCCCCTGGAAACTTTACCGCCGCTGGCCAAGTAATTGCAGTGCTTGAGCCAGTGCAGTTGACCTCAACCGTAAAACTAAAAGCACGGCTGCTTGGCACGTTGCTAAAGGTAAAAGCACTAGAAGTTGAAATGGTCTTAGTAAAATAGTTGCCAGTGCTGCAATCAATGTTTAACGCCGAAACTGCAACCACGTTTCCGGCATACGTTCCAGAGACATCCAAGTCCACATAGCTTGCTGCTGTTGCACCAGTACCGACTGCCCAGCTGGTTGCATAAGTGACAGCTCCTGTTTGACCGCCAACGCTGCTAACCGCTCCAGAAGCAGAAGCAAAGCTCAGAACGCCAGAGCCGTTGGTTTGTAAAACTTGTCCAGTGCTGCCGTCAGCACTAGGCAACGTGAACGTTACGTTGCTACCAATCGTGGCAGCGCCCTGCAACGCCACATAATGGCTGCTGTCGGCGTCAGCAAAACGCACATCTTTTTGAGCATTTAGCGTGACGTCACCCGTAAACGTCGCACCAGCAAGCTTGGCTAACCCAAGGTTTGCAGCCGTAACATCACCGACCTCAATGAAAGCGTTATTAGCGCCGTTTCTGATTTTTAATAATGCCGGGCTAGAGCTGGTATCAATCCACAGTTGATATGCGTTAGTCGTTGTCGGCGCTGAGCTGCCGCTTTGCGCGCTAGACAGCGCAGCCAGAATCGAGTTCAGCTCAGTACGAAAATTTGCACCGCTCTGATTGGCAAGTGTGATGTCCGCTGACTGAGCCATCAGGTAATCTCCCGACCGTGACCTACGGCCTGATAATCAAAGGTCTTACTTATATTACTGCCTCCGTTCTTAAAGGTCACGGCAAAACCCGTACGAGTAATGCTACTCAATTGGAAGAAGTCGCCTGTATCCATGTCTTGCGCCGTAATCCCAATGCTTGGCGTACTGTAAAACGCAGACGGGAACGTGATTGTCTTGGCAGCTGCACCGCTTGTGATGTTCCGTTGCTGCTCTGTCCGGCGTTGCAGACTAACCCTTATGCCAAGCTGCTCAACAAGCGGCGTTTGAGCCTTGTTGCTCGTAGACAGGTCGCATTTGAACTGAAAGCTACGGCCTCGCATTACGTTGTTGACGACTGGTTGGAACGTCACCCCAGAGAAATTGGCAGGGAGCGTGTCAATTGCCGCTATGGCGTCAAAGTCAGCCACGTCATCAATGTTTCCAGTATTGGCACCGTTGATTGAACGGACAAACACCTGAACATCTGTGTCGCTTAGGTCATCTGCATCGATGTCGTTCCAGCTATCAATAAGTTCGGTCCGGTCGTTAATCGTGTCGTTTGGCTGGAATGTACGGATTTGCAGGATGGACAGAAGCTCTGCATCAAAAATTCCGCCAAGATCCACCGTGTTTTCAAACTGGTACGAACCGCTGGTATGAAGGTCGCCAAAGAAATCAATATTGGAAACATCATCGACAAGCGTGATCTCATCCCATTTTTGATTTGACGAGAACATCAAGCCACCTTCTTGGTCACTCTTGAAGACGTTTGTTTTTACGCCGTCAAAGCTCGGGTGCTCGTTAAAGATTTGAGCAACTTCAGTGTCTTGCGGAGCAGGTAGGTCAACAATGACTGATGGAATTGTTGCGGCAGGTGAGTAGTTTCCCGTACTGTCTTTTGCACGAATCAAGTAAGTGCCTTCTTTCAACGGCACCATCTTGCGCGTACTGCTGCCATTGACGGCAGGAACAATGTCTTGGCCTTTACCCCAAGTGGCATTTCCGTCAACATGAGGTGTGTGCCGAATTTCTACTGTTCCACCAATTCGCACATCAAGGTCAACTGACTGAGGCCAGTGCAACTCAGCAGTGTGCTGATCGATTGGTGCAATCGTCAGGTCAGCAATTGAGGCTGGTGCAGCGGTTTTGCCAGCCGCATTAAAAGTTAGCTCTGCAATTGGTGAGTTCTGAAAGCCAGAACTTTGACCAAAAACTTCAAACTCATACTTGCCATCTGTTGTGTTGAGGATCTCGTAATCATTAGCAAAAGTTGGAAACTCGTTCCAGTTGCTATCGTCATACCGCCAACGGACAATGCTGCGGGATGTATCCGTTCCAGGCTGCCAACTAAGGATGACTTTTGCAAATACTTGACCGCTTGATTCGTACAGAAGTTCTCTTGCTGTCAGGTTCGCCGGTTCCCCTGCTGGATTGTCTAATGCCGTTACATCGCGTCGTTGCAATGGCACGTCACGTTCCACAAAGTCATACTTACCTGGCTCATGCGTTAAAGCCGAAACTGCATAAGTTGAATCATCGCTTTCTGCAACGCTAATTACGCGCCAGAGGCTTGGGCGTAACGTGCTGACTCCAATAGCGTACACAGTGTTCGCTTCAGGCTCATAGTCCAACGACGTTGGTAAAGTCAATGTGTCGCCAAGTAGCTGTGCGCTGTTGATGTCGCCAACTGACACTTGACGCACAACGTCTAACTTTGCGGCCTCATCCCATACGCGAAGCATGATGTTGAAGTCAAAAGTGGCAGGCGCAGCATTGGGGAACAGTTCATCTTTTGTGCGGTCTAGTTTGATGACCCGAGAAGTTGAACCAGGCTTAACGCGACCACCTCGGAAACGATTGGCACGGAACGGATCCGAAACCTTGATAATCATGCCGGGGCGCACTTTGGTGCCCTCTGCAATGCGCGTTGTGAAAGAGCAGACTTCTGTTTCTCGGTTTTCTGAATAGAGAAGCCATTCCCCTAAACGCCTTGCCTGACCGCGAGAAGTGCAACCCACGGCTTTTATGCTTTTCTTGATAACACCAAACTTTTTAATCGCTGCTTCATCCTCCACTAACTCATAAGCGGTATCACGAATATCTAGGTCTAAGTATGAAACGCTTACGCATGTATGGCGTGTCTTAAGACTGCTGCCGCTATAACCAAAGCCCTCTTGTGTAACATTAGACTGCGTAAAAATAAGCTCTGGATCTTGCGGGCGATCCATCGACAACGCAAGCGCACCCGATGACCAATATGGCTGCGCCCGAAAAATGGACGCCATTTGATTGATCAGGTCAAACGCTTCTGTCTTTGATTGAATGCTCATGTTGCAGCTAAAACGTGGCTCTTGCCCGCCAAAACCATCAGGAACTAATGCAGCACAATATTGAGAGCAATCGTGAAAATTAAACTTGTTGAGCTGGTCTTCTTTTACATTCTGCCCGAAACCATAGCGTTTGGAAGTAAGTAAGTCATACAAAATCCAAGCCGGGTCAGTTGTCCAAGATGCAGAACCAAAGGTGCCGTTCCAAAGCCCGCTATAGATTAGTCGACCGTTGTTTACATCGACTGTTGCATTGTTTGGGATTTTAACTTTGATTCCGCGCACGCGATACTTACGGTCTGGAATCCTGCTGAATTGCTTTGCATCAATTACATGCCCGACAAGTGCGCTATGCGGATAAGTGAATTTGCCGTAAACGTGTTCTGTAAAACTTGACCATAACATTTCAGAATTAAATGTGTCGTCTCCGTCGCGACTTGAATCGTTTGCAGTAACACGAATAACCCGAATACTTACAGGTTTCGATTGCGTTGTGTCTAGCTCAAAATACTTTTTACGTTGGTAAAGGTCAACGGTTCGACCAGATACCGTGTCATTAACTATTTTTACAAAGGCGCCTCCGCCATAAGCAACATAAATTTCATAAGCGACTGACGTGCCAGTGACGTCGCCGTTCTTTTTAAATCTTTGCAGCTGCGGAAAGTTCAAAGTGACTCGAATAGCAGTTACGTTTGGGTCCGTAACCGTTCGCGTTACGGGAGAGCCTTCTTCAACAATTGTGCTAACTGCAACTTCATCCTGAACAGACTCACTGACTTCGCTAAGAGAACCTTGGACGCCATGCTCCGCACCAAAGCGCAGAGAGACTTCATATTGCTGAAAGTTCTGATCGGTGCTTGAGATACCAGAAGAAACATCGGCGTTTTCGCGAACAATCGGCGTATTATTAAAATAAATATCTTTTAACATCTCTCGGCTGTAGCGTTCCGTTCCACGGGTAAGGCCGAGCCGCGCAGGTGTTGCTAACCCGTCGATCTCGCCTTCGCTGATCAGATCAATAATCCTGGCAACCTGCCTGGAGTCAAGATTGTCCTTGGCAACGCTTGCGCTGCCTCCAGCACTTTGCTGCGAACCGCCGCCACCACCACCACCACCACCACCAACAATCTGAGTGCTAGTCATCTTGCGTATTGATACCAGACGATATGACCACGCTACCTACTAACGTCTCGCCGTAAACCACTGGCACTGGAACGCCTTGACGTGAAACGTTCTGGATACCAGAGAAACTGATCGGATTACTCCTCGGATCGCCTTCGCCGTCAATATCCGGCGTTTTTGGAACAGGCGTCAGCATTTGAGAGACACCCGACAAGATCAAACTGGCACCAATTCCTAAAAATGCAGTGCCTACCGTCCCAATTCCTGCAAATCCTCCCAAAGCAGCAGTTCCTGCTGAAGCGATTGCTCCTATCCCTAAAGAAAGCCCCGCAATAACAACTCCAGCAATAATGTAGCCCGTACCTCGACCGCCCGCACCACCAATCACCGGCACAATACTGATCGATTCAAACTCTCCCACTGGGTAGGCAAGTTGCTCGCCATTGCTGCCAGCCTGCAACTCAAGCGTTCCAAGTAACACCTTGTAATCATGCTCAGCCATGTGAGCCGGTAGCCCTGGAAAGTTTGACCGCAAAAAGCTAACCGCCTCAATGGGTGTCTTTACTACAGCGTGAAACACGCGCTGGCCTAAGAACTTGGCGAGGCTGCCGTAGACCTTAATGGTTCTCAACATCGTCAAAGCCTCGATTTATGACGTAAACAGCGACCGGTGTTCTTCAAATAATAGCCGTTTATGGCATCGCGTGAACTAAGCCGACCCCTTAAATGATGCAAGATTTGCTGATCTCCTAAGTACACCGCACAATGGTTTAAACCGCTCGCACCATCAATGTTCATCAGCAAGCTGTCGCCTTTTTGCAGCTGATCTAGCGTAATCTCTTCAAACTCAGCATCGACCCAGCACTCGTCAAAAAGTGGCTTCTCGTTAAATGTGGACAATGCTGGCCTATCCCAATCACGCAACTGAATGCCAAGCTCCTCTGCGTACCAGTCGCGGACAAGTGTCCAGCAATCGCTGACTCCCCACGTCCATTGGCGACCTAACAATGGCTGCTTGTAGCCAGAAGGGTTGATCTCAGTCCAAGCGTTTGTGACAAGGCTGACAATATGCCAAGGCAATCCGCTCTTTTCACAAGCAACCAAATCAGCTTCACTTGCTTCCGCTTTGGTAATTGGATGGCTATGAACAACAGCCATTACTTCGCCTCCGTCCTCAGCAACTGCATAGTCAACAGGGTCTAAAACAAACAACTCTTCAGGCGATTCCGACAAGTTCTTGCAAGGCCAATAACGCTCGCGACCTTTGATAATTACTAACAACCCACATGATTCTTGTGGGGCCTCAGCCTTAGCGTGATCAAGGGCATCAGAACGCCAATCAGTTGTCATAAGCTAGTGCCGACACCAGGGAATGAACCAAAGGGTAGCTCTGCGTATTGACCAAAACGTATCTTGCAGCTGTCAACACGTTTGCCGCAAACATCATCCAAAGGGTTCACCGTACCAGAAACAACCTGAGGTTCAGGAGTTCGCCCGCTATACGATTGCCACATAACGACAGAGCCCGAACCAAGAATCTCAAGGTTGCCACTATTCCTTAGAACTAAACTCGCGCCAAAACCAGTTGAAGTCGTCACGCTATAGCTTGCGCCAACCTTATAAAGGATTGTCCCAAGCCCATCCGTCCTATGTGCCCATGGGTTGCTAGTGCTAGTTATAATGTCGGCTTCAAAAGTTTCATGTTGTCTAAAATTGCCAGTCGAACTTACGACGGTTGCAGGAGCGGTAAAGGTGCTTGCTGGGTTTTCCCATCGACGCGTTACGCCAAGAACGCGGGCAGCATCGTCAGGGCCTAATTCTACGCTTTGCGCAGTGAATCGCAAAGTCACAGTTCTGCCATCATTCAAAGTAAACGCTTTATTTGCGTTCCTAATTGTGTTGTCAAAATTATCCGCATTGCCAAAGATTTCATGATAAAAACTTGCATGCCTGCCAGGGATTCCAGTGTCAGGAAGATACCCTAAAAAAGAAACAGCAGAAAGAGTGCCCGTGTACGCCGTGCCTGACTGCCAGACAACACCGCTAGACGAATTTAAAATAAACAAATCACCGTTGTTGCCCATATTGATATTTACGCCACCAATATTTGAAGTAGCAGTGCGCCAACTTACGTCAGTAATATTGGCTGGATTGTTAGCTTTGCTATAAACAAAGAAATCTCCTCGCGTTCCAAATTGCGCTCTATACCAACCATTACTTGAAGTTAAAAACTGCCCAGAAGTTAAAGACTCACCACCGGAAAGCACCTCATCGCCAGAGCTATATGAAAAATTGGTTGCCGCTACAGCGTTCAAAAGATTGTCGCTTTCATCGTAAAAACGAGCGTCATTAGTAGTCCCTGGCCGCCAAGGACAACCTTCTATCGTTCCACCAAGGCCACCCTTGTATTGCCATTGGCAAATGTTTGCAAGGCACTGACGCTTAGGGCCAAAAATGTTTTCAAGGTCTAAACTTGCTGCCAGCTCAAATTCAACAAGATCACGGTTTTCAATGATTTTACGATTTACAAAATAAATCTCTTGGGGCATCTCTTCATGCGTCAACGTGCCGCCAGCAGGGACATAAGGGTTGGTATTGTTTGTAAAGTTGATACCATCAAGGAAACGACTTAACGTCCGAATCCGAACTACTTTGGCGCCTGTCAGATCATTGCCGAAAGTTGTTTCATTTACATTAAACATCAATGCAGAAACAACGCTAAATAAATTGCCAACACGCAACGTGGGGCGTGGAAAGCCAGACTGTCCGATCTTGTATTCAAAGCCGTCTGCCTCGATGGGCATGGCCATATATGTATTGCCTTTATAAATAATTTGGCCTGTCTGCGTTTGAATTACGACGCCATTAAAAAAACGAAAGATTGTATCGCTCCCATGAATAGCTGCATCTAAATGCAACTCAAACAACTCGATGACTGCAAAAGGCGAACTTTTGAGTAGTTCGCCAAAAAGGATAACGTCGCTCACAAGTCAGCTACCTCCTGGAAAGTTGCTGTAATCGTGGCACGATTGGCATAAGGAATTGACTTTGACCACTTTTCGCAAACCCATTTATACGTTACAGACGACCCAGGCGGTTGCCAGTTAAAAAATACGCCGTCATTAGCACGAGCGTCTAGAAACGCTTCGATGGTGTCAGACTCTGTTTCCGTAATGTTTTGAAAAGTTAAAGACCAACTTTTAAGGTTTTGATTCAATCCAAAGGTGAGTCGTTGTTCGTAACCGTCACCAAATTGCATTTTTCGCACAACAGGTGTGCTGTTTTTCTGGGCGCCGTAATCAGGCGCAATGTCTGGAAAAGTAGCCATTAGCGGGTCAACAAGCCTCCAGGTCGTTTTTGCTTGATTAGCTCAGCTTGAACAGCAGCACCAATCGCTTTGCCAAGTTGCGAAGCATTGGGCTCATCGCCTTCGACAGAAGAACCCGAAGCATCAACGTTAACTACTACGTTACTTGCGCCACCGCCAGAAGCTTGAACACCTAACTTGCCACCAGGGCCGCGTTGCAAAGGCATGATCGCCTCAGGACCAGCTTCACCCATGAGCCCGAAACGACCAGCACCACCATTGGCGTAGGCAAACATCG